AAGGTAAGTGGCTTCCATTTGCTTTTGATATGAGTATAGTGAATGCTGTTAAGATGAGTACAGATGAAAAGGGTGAGCCATCGTATCGATGTGCCACTATATTTTGCACTGATGGTAATTCTTTTATATTGGACACTCCTTATTTTGACTTTGTAGAAAAGTGGGAGGAGTATAATAAGTCTATATGGGAAATGCCAGACGCAGGAGATAGTGATAATGATTTGTCTCTTTAATTGTTAATTATAAAAAACCAAATTACATGACACAGGAAGTAGATCAAATGGAAGAACAAAAAGCCCCCACTAAAGAAGAGGTGCTTGTATTCTTACAAGAACAAATTGATGTTAAGGCTAAGCAGTTTGAATTGCAAGACCTTAATACTAAGCTGGCTGTAGCTAGAGCAGAAGAGCTTAAAGCTTTACAGTTTATTAGTAATATGACCAACCCTCAGCCACAGCAGCCTCAAGGTGTGCCATACAATCTGACACAAGAAGATCTGGACAACAACCCTGAGCTTGTAGAAGCTGGCTTGAAAGTAGGTGATGAAGTGTTGAGGTCAGAAGAACCAGTTCCAGCTCCTAAATCCAGGAACCTTAAAAAGTAATTCAGAATGTCCCCCCTCTATAAACTTAAGGATTACAGAGACACATTTAAGTTTGAAAAGGAGCATCCCAAAGAACTTCGATGGGATGATAGGTACAAACTGTATATGTTGCAAGAGGAAAAAAATTTCCAGGGTATATGGCTTAAAGACAAATCTGAACTGGTGGGAGAGATCTTGTTGTCGTGGCAATCAACCAACGTGCTACGCATAGAAAGGCTCACTGTACTACCTGGTCACAGAGGACAAGGTTTAGGTCATGATCTCGTAAAACTTGCTATAGAGTGGGGGATAAATTCTGGTTTTCAGTTTATAGTGGGAGAGGTTCACAAAGGGAATAGCTGGTATATATTCAAAAACTTTGGGGCAATGCCAGTTGTGGTGTATAATAAATGGAAGGGAACCACTGAAGATTACGTGAGTTTTAAATTAGAAATATAATGGCAGTAGTAAACCAAGTAGATAAGAGAGTAAAGATTGACAAGTGGGGTATTGTTAAATACCAGCTTGTCACTCATTGCTATCTGTCTAATATATTTGTTAGTGATTCAGAGCTGGATTGTCTCACCTACCTTGCTTTGCAGGGGGAACAAGAGCTCACCAGCTTTTGTAATATCATCTATGAGAAAAAGATCTTTTCATCTCCACAGAGCGCAAGGAACTGCTTGGCTAAGCTGGAGAAAAAAGGTATGATAGTTAAAGAGGGAAAAAACAAAAAAAAGATTGTTATTAATCCTGCTCTTAATATTCATGCTAAAGGTAGCATATTGCTAGACTTTAAATTTTTAAGTGTTGAATCCTAAAAAAGCCAAAGAGTTTATACCAGAAGTTGCTAACGCAATTGAGGTGTCAGAGGAACTTGTTGATGCTGTGGTCAGATTTTACTGGCAAGAAGTTAGAAAGTCACTTTCTTCTCTTAAACACAGTAGAGTGCATGTTACAAACTTGGGAGATTTTATGGTGAAGCATTGGAAAATTGATGAGAAAATAAATAGACTTGAACAATGGGAGGAAAGCAATAGACAGAAAGGATTACAACAAATGACTGCTAGATTTAAAACAGCTGAAAGTTTATTTGATTTAAAGAACTTGAAAAAATTAATGGGGGAAGAAGAACAAAGAAAGGATTTTATAAAACTGCATAAAAAAAAGAAAGATGAGCCTAAAGGAAAATCTAATAAAAGTTTGGAAAGCGAAGGGGCAGATTCTTGAGGGAATCACCAACTCAATATTTAAAAAGGAAGATGTAGAGGAGATTGCACAACAGAGAATGCAAATTTGCCAACTTTGTTCACTTTATGATGTGCAAGGTGAAGGTTGTTTTGTCTCTGGTACACAACCTTGCTGTAACCAAAACATGGGAGGTTGTGGCTGTTCTTTGTCTTTAAAAACAAGAGCGTTGTCTTCTTCCTGTCCTCTTAATCCTCCTAAATGGGAGGCTATTCTTTCAGAAGATGAAGAGGATAAGCTAAATCAAAAATTAGGATTATGAGTATATTAAAATTTACAGCCCATGACCATAAATATGTAAGTGATGATGATATAAATTGGTTAAGTGTAACAAGCTTTATTGGAAATTTTAAACAACCATTTGATGCTGATAAGATTGCTAAGAGATGTTCTACCAGCAAAAAGTCAAAGTGGTATGGGATGACACCAGAGGAAATCAAGGAGGCTTGGAAAGCTGAGGCTAATAGAGCCACTACACTTGGAACATGGTATCATAATCAAAGGGAGGAAGACTTGTGTCAAATAGGAAACATGGAAAGACATGGCGTCACCATTCCTGTTTTTAAACCTGTGGAGATTGAAGGTGTTAAGCATAGTCCTAATCAAAAACTTGTTGATGGCATCTATCCTGAGCATATGGTCTACCTAAAGTCTGCTGGTATATGTGGACAGTCTGACTTAGTGGAAGTAGTCAATGGTAAGGTGCATATCACTGATTATAAAACTAATAAAGAAATTAAAGTTGAAGGATTTACAAACTGGGAAGGAGTCACTCAAAAGATGGGTGCTCCTGTCAGCCATCTTGACGATTGTAACCTTAATCACTACGCTCTTCAGCTTAGTATGTATATGTTTATTATTCTTAAGCATAATCCTAAGCTTGCTCCAGGTAGCCTTACTATTCATCATATTTTATTTCAGGAAGCAGGAAGAGATCGTTTTGATAACCCTATATCTGCTCTTGATACTTATGGTAATCCTATTGTCACTGATGTAGTGCAGTATGACCTACCCTATCTTAAGAAAGAAACAATTGATCTGATTCATTGGTTGGAAGATAATAGAAACAAACTAAAAGCTAAACACTAATGGAGAAACAGAAAAAGGTATTTAAGAATGAGATTAAATATAATGTCACTCTTAACGATGAGCAAAAGGAAACAAAGAAGCTTATTAGGGAGAATCAAATAGTGGTGATAACTGGGAGAGCAGGATGTGGAAAGTCTTTAGTATCTGCGCAAACAGCATTAGATTTCTTATTTAAGAAAGAATATGAATCCATATACGTTACACGTGCAGCTGTGGAAGTTGGGCATTCTCTTGGGTTTTTGCCTGGTAGCCTATCTGAGAAATTTGATCCTTACCTCGAAGCATTTCAGGAGAACCTACTTAAATGTTACAACAAGGTTAAGATTGAAGAGTTTGTCCAGGCAGAAAAGATTAAAGCACTTCCTGTGCAGTTTATACGTGGTAAGACCATTGATGACATACTTATTGTTGAGGAAGCTCAGAATCTTACCAAAGCAGAAATGCTAGCTATTATAACAAGGCTAGGTAAGAATGGAAAGATTATTATCAATGGGGACAATGAACAAAAGGATATTAAGAGTGAGTTTAATGGATTGTCATATATTATAGAATTGTCTAAAAAAATCCCAGACATTAAATGGGTAAAACTTAAACATAACCATAGATCTGATTTAGTAGGTAAAATTTTAGAACATGAATATGGAAAATAACATACCACTACTTTCTGAAATCTTAGATGATTACGAGAAAGGTACTCTTGATTTAAAAGAGGCAGCACGTAAATGCTATCTTACAGAAAGAGAAAGAGCCTATAATAAAGTTACATGGATTCATAATGATGAGTTAAAGAGTCACTCATTATTAAGAAGATTGTCTGGTAATAATGCAAAAGACATACTAAAGAACACGAAGCTTATATGATAGTTCAGCTTAACCCCATGATCCCAATACTTAGAGTGTCAGATGGAATGGAGGGTTATGCATTTTTAGTAATAGATTATAGCCAGGAGCATGACTTGTTATTTACTTGTGCTATGGATGATGGAGAGATTTGGACTTTAAATAACAAAGAGATACGATTTTGTAAAAATATTTCAATGGACAGAACATGGTAAGATTATTTGATATACAGAATGGGAAGGTGGTAGCATCAGAACATTGCTACACACTAAAGTTTCTTAAGGATATAATGGACGCCTATCCAAATGAGCATTTAAGTATTTATACTTACTTGTTTTATATGACATGCCCTAATCCAGACATGAATCCCTTCTTTGATGTTCCTGAAGAAGACAAAGAACATTTAATACTAAAAGAGATTGATGCTGACTTTAGCTTAGATGATGATTTAATATCTAATGCTTTAAAGATGTGTCAGAAGATGTATCAAACTCCTACATATAGAGCCTATCAGGGTATTAAAATATTTTTGGATAATATGGCTAAGAGTATGGCCACTGAACAGCTAACATTTGGTAGAGATGGATCAAGCCCAGCTCTTCTTAGAATGGCTGAGAAGTATGACCAAGTGAGACAAAGTTTTAAAGGAGTGTATAGAGACCTAATGGAAGAACAACAATCCTCAGTGAGAGGAGGACAAAATTTAGCTTACGATCAATAAATACACTATGGATAGAATAAGAAGACAATCTGAAATTGACTTTTACAACATCTTTAAAAATGCTGAATGGTCCTCAGAAAACGAGGACATCTTTGATCACATTGATATTAGGATTGGCAGCGTTACAGTTGATGTAAAAGGAATCAAAAGATATAACATGCAGGATGCTGCACCTGACCCATCAATACATTGGGTGGAGTTTCAAAATGTTAATGGTAATAAGGGATGGATATATGGCAAGGCAGAGTATATAGCTTTTGAACTTATTGATGAGTTCCTACTTGTCAAAAGAGAAGATTTATATGAATTCTGCAAAGAAAAAATAGTAGATAGAAAAGTAAAGACAACAAAAGGATTATACACGCTTTATAAAAGAAACAAAGCAAATGATGTTTTGACACTTGTTTTAACTGAGGATCTTATGAGGCTTCCTCACAAAATTTTAAAAAAAGACACAGTATATCAATCAGAAAAAGATTTTTTTAGTTTAGTAGAAAATTAAATTATATGGCACAAGAAGTAGATCAAGATCAAGAACCTTACTATGAACCAAGTGATTCATCGTATTTATACGATTGGTTGTTTCATTACAACCCATATTCAGAAGTATGGGCTGCTGTTCCACGTGAAACATACAATGAGTATTTTGAAAATTATAATCACCCTAGTATAATAAGAAGCACTAGTATAAATACGTTAATAGAACTAATACATAAAGCTAAAGGTGATATTAAAAACTTAGAAAAGATAATAAGTGGACAAAGTAAATAATTTTATTGAGGTACCCACTTATGAAAATGGGCAATGGAGAGTGACAGAGTTTTCTACAAGGGAAGACTTTAGAGACTTTTTGTTGTCAATTTTTAAAGAGCCAGGTAAGTATGAGTTTGATGAGGCAACTGCAATGTTTAATGCTGAAGCTCGTAGATTTCAAAAACAAGGTTATTATTGTAATGCTCCATTAAAAAGTAAAGACTTTATAACTTATTGGGATGATCAAAAAAATAAATGTAGGACTGGTATTATTGTCCATAGCAAAAGCAATTCTTGGTATATTAGTCGTGATTATTATATGTGGCTAAACTTTCTTCCTATCTATGATAAGGAAGAAAAAAGATTTGACTTTGCTAAGGTGAGAGACGCTCAGTATCATATGGCTCTATATGAGCACATAGCTGAGCTTAATTATAAACATGCCATTATCCTTAAAAAGCGTCAGATAGCCTCCTCCTATTTTCACATGGCTAAACTTCTTAATCAATACTGGTTTGAGCAGGGAGCTGTGCTTAAGATAGGAGCCAGTCTAAAAGATTACATCAATGAGAAGGGATCTTGGAAGTTCTTAGATGAATACAAGAACTTTTTGAATGAGCACACTGCTTGGTATAGACCTGCTGAACCAGACAAGGTGGGAGCATGGCGTCAGCAGATTAAAGTGAGAATAAATCATAGAGACACTTATAAAGGATTGAAGTCTTCTATCAACTCTTATTCTTTTGAAAAAGACCCAACTAATGGTGTGGGTGGTCCTGTCACTTATTTCTTCCACGAGGAAGCTGGTATTGCTCCTAAAATGAATGACACCTATGGGTTCATTAAACCTGCACTTAAATCAGGTCATCTTATTACTGGTCAGTTTATTGCTGCTGGATCAGTGGGTGATCTAGACCAGTGCGAGCCAATGAAAGACTATATTCTTAATCCAGAAGAAAATGGCTTCTATGCTGTAGAAAGTAATTTATTAGATAAAGATGGTACTATAGGTAAAACAGGGTTGTTTATTCCAGAACAGTGGTCTATGCCTCCATACATAGATCAATATGGTAACTCTAAGGTAGAAGAAGCTTTAGAAGCTTTAGAAGAAGAATTTGATAAAGCTAAAAAAAATATGGACCCAGCTGCCTATCAGCTCACCATATCACAGCATCCAAGAACTATTGAAGAAGCCTTTGCTACTCGTAAAGTGAGCATATTTCCTCCACATCTTGTTGCTAAACAGCTTCAAAGAATATCTGAGAAAAACTATAGCGTTGAATATCTGGAGTTAAGTAGAAATGCTGAGGGAAAGATTATAGATAAACCAAGTAGGAAAACTCCTATTATGGACTTTCCTATTTCTAAAAAGACAGAAGATAAAGAGGGCGTAATATGTGTATATGAGAGACCTCATAAAGATCCTACGTTTGGAATGTATTATGCCTCTGTGGATCCTGTAGGCGAGGGTAAGACTACAACATCAGAATCACTATGTGCTATTTACATCTATAAAAACCCAGTTGAAATTATAGTGGATAGTGGGAATGGTAATGTAAAGAACACCATAGAGCGTGACAAGATAGTTGCATCCTGGTGTGGCAGATTTGATGATATCAACAAGACCCACGAGAGACTGGAGCTCCTTATAGAATGGTACAATGCTTGGACAGTTGTTGAGAATAACGTGGCTTTGTTTATTCAATACATGATCTCTAAAAAGAAACAAAGATATCTGGTTCCTAAAGATATGATATTGTTTCTCAAAGACATAGGAGCTAACAGGAATGTATTTCAGCAATATGGTTGGAAGAACGTAGGTACACTTTTTAAAGGTAATCTTCTATCATATGGTATTGAGTTCTTAAAAGAAGAGCTTGATTATGAGACTCTTCCAGATGGAACCATAGTAAAAACAATATATGGGGTGGAGAGAATCCCAGATCCCATGCTTTTAAAAGAAATGCAAGCTTACCAAGATGGGTTAAACGTGGATAGACTCGTTGCGTTTTGCGCTCTTATAGCTTTTGCCAAGGTGCAACAATCTAACAGAGGCTTAGCTAAACGACTAGAAACCAGTAGCGAAAACTTGGTAAATCCCCAAAAAATCAGTAAATTAAATTGGGGCCCATTTAGACACATAGGTCAGTCAAAATTAAAACCTTCAGTATATGCACAACCAAGAAGTCCCTTCAAAAATATCAGATGATAAAGTGGATGTTCCTATTTATGAAACAATTACCATATCTGATTGGAATGCAGGCACATACATAGTTACTAACACAACTGATGATGTAAGGTTTGATACCACTGACATGACACATCCTATAAATCAGAATTATACCCTAACTAATTAAGAATCATGCAGATATATAACGCACTAGACCTAAAAGCTGGGAAAAAAGTCGACTATCATAAGATGGGCGTGCTCACTCAGCCCATTCAATTCCTTCCTGAAAAAGATAAGGATGAGGAGTGGCGAGCTTGGAATCTAGACTGGCTAGAGTTTCAAGGCATGAAACAACTAAGGCGTAATGCAAGACGTCTTCTTAAAAATTATAAACTTGCTAAGGGCATTATTGATCGTAATGATTACATCATAGAGGAGAATAATGAAATGGCTGACTTGATTGATGTCCTTACCAAAGAGGATGCGTCAGCACTAGAGCTTAAGTTTTACCCCATTATACCTAATGTGGTCAATGTCCTCACTAATGAATTCTCTAAGCGTTCATCTAGAATAATGTTTAAGGCTGTTGATGACATTTCTTTTAATGAGATGTTAGAGCAAAAGCGAGCTATGCTTGAACAAACATTGCTTGCTGAGGCTAAAAACACAATGCTTATAAAAATGATGGAGATGGGATTACCTACTGATTCAGAAGAGTTTCAGCAGGGCATGTCTCCAGAAAGTATTAAAAGTCTTCCTGAAATAGAACAGTTTTTTAGGAAAGATTATAAGTCAA